GCGGAAGTATTGGCGCAAGAAAAGTTTGATAGACAAATGAATATTATATTTAATTGTCTTGGAATTATTAGTGGCATTGCTATTGTTTGGCTATGCATACATGCATTATTTGGAGGGTTGTAAAATGTATATGATAATTGATTTAGGTTGGTATGCGGTAGTGTTATCTTGCCTTGTGTTGATAGGTTATATCGTTTCGACTTTAGGAAATAGATAAGAATTTAGGAAATTAATAATATATAATTTTACATCCAGTAAGGAATTAATATGAAACAATTTTACGGGTTACAAGAAGACTTCAAGCCTAATGATAGGCGTTATAGTGGTTGCGGTAATGGATGGGTTAGAATACATAAGGGCAAGGACAAGGTTGTCGAAATGTCTTACGCTAGTGATGGCGTGTCTATTGACAGAGAGCAGAATATCTCGATGTGTTCTAGTGCTGGCAAAGTATTGAGCGAGGACGTTACATATATAACTGTACGTGCTAACTTCTCAGCATATCAAGCATGTTTATTTTAATAAGAATTTCCACAGGAAATTAATTGAGGGTAGAATTATGAGTGGTATATTAAAAGCACAAGAAGTTAATATGGGTGGCGGGTCAATGGTGACAATCATTGAGTACACCGAGTGGAATTACATCATCGTAACTAGTGATGAAGCTGTGGCAATCTACCAATCAGAAGAGGACTTCTGGAAGCAAGAAGATTCCTTGCAATCAACATACATTAAAGCATATTGAACCATATTATAGTTTATATAAACCATATTGTAGTTTATACAATATTAAATAAAGTTTCCATTGGAAACAATGAGGATTATTATGACACCTGATCAAGCGCAGCAAATTGCTACTCATAAATCTTGGATAGCATACCTAGAACCACTAGTTAAGTTTAACTCAGAACCTGAGCACATTACTTCCTTAGAAAATATCAAACGAGGTTTGGAAGAACTAATAGAATTAACGGAAGACAATAAAGTTTCCACTGGAAACAAACAATTGGAGTTATTATGAAATTATTAGACACGAGTGGCGGCAACACTAAGTTAGCCAAGAACAATAAAGATATTAAGTTGAGGGTAGCGGGTTTGAGTATGATGCCTGATGATACAGTATGTATAATGAGGTGGATTGCGGCATGTGCTAATGAGTGCCTAAAGTTAGCAGGTCGAGGGACATTCAATGCGGTAGAGCAAGCGAGACAGTCAAAAACTGATTGGTATCATTCGGATCGTAAGGCATTTATAGCGCAGCTCATACATGAGATAACTCTCTTTGAAAAGTTATGCAAAAAGAATGGGGTTGAGTGTTGGATTAGATTGAACGTGTTGAGTGATGTTCGATGGGAGTTGATGCAGAATGGTGCTATACCTCAGCGTTTTCCTAATGTTAATTTCTATGACTACACTAAGATTAGTAAACGACTAAAGAAATTACCTGCTAATTATCAATTGATGTTTAGCTATAGCAAGGCAGAGGATTATCAAACGTATGTTGAGCAAGCATTACAAACCGATGTGCCTATGTCAGTGGTATTCTATGGGCCTATGCCTGAAACATTCCTTGGCAGAGAGGTGGTAAATGGTGACGTTAGTGATATACTAAACCTGTACCAGCGAGGTAAGATCATAGGCTTAACCTATAAGGTGGCTAAGGCTAAGGCAGGAGAGGATAAGGTTGATCCGCGCAAGTCTAACTTTGTAGTGGACACTAACCGCATACCTTTATTAATTGCAGCATAAAAGTTTCCAGTGGAAACAATTGAGGATTATTATGAACAATCAAGATTACTTAGATGCATTAGAGACTTTACCTCTTGACGTAAAGGATTATATCAAGCGTAGAGTTGATGCATGTGAGGATAGGCGTTACCAACGTGTACGGATTGACTACCTAGAGATCATCGAGAAAGATTCTCACATCTTAGAGTCAATAGAATATTTAGAAGTCCTTACTGATGGTCAGTGGGATGAAGTTATTAAACATTATGAAGAGGAAAAATCATGACTAATATACAAGAAGTAATCAAACAAGCGCGTCACTATCTACGTATGGGCAATGAGTCTGCCTACCAACGGGAAATGATTGTCAGTATACGGGAGAGTATGGATGATGAGACTACAGAAATTCTGCTCAAGGCAGGGTTGAAGGACGGTTACGCATTCAAACACTTTGGAATCAGGAGTAAGGTATGATAATTACAAGCAAGGAATTATTTAATAAGTTTGCACCTACGTTTAACTTTGAGTTGGATGAGCAAGAGATATTGCGGAGGGCTTTAGATGTTGGGTTTGTTACAGCATCACCTAACCCTGATGGTGGTCTATTGTATACAGTTAATGAGGATTATAAGGGAGTAAATCATGAGTAAATTTGGACTAACAGAACTTGATGTTCGTAAGCTTGAAGATGTACGCGGTGTACTGGTTGATATATCTATTGCCCACGATATTGCTTCTAACTTTAACGAAAGTAAAGAAAGTGTTGAGATCTCGGAGTTAATAAATACGGCTATACTTGCCTCATGTAATCTCAGGATGAGGATAGAAGATATACTTCGTAAGGCACGTATCAAAGTTATGATGGCAGAAACACCAGAAGAAGCAATCATAAGAGTTAGAGAAGCTAAGTATGACAGGGAGAATAGTGAATACACAAAGTCAATGCACAAATGGATGGAGGAGAATACTAATGACTAACACTAAAGCAAGGGTACTCAAGAGACAGGCCGAGGACAAGGCATTCATAGATGCTGTCATGTCTATGTATGATGATAATCAAACCAAGGATAGGTATGATGCACCATATCAAATATACCTCAGCGAGTTAGGTGAGGATGATTTTAAATTAACATATGATGAATGGTTAGGAGGTGATGTATGACTATGACTATGAAACAAATCTACACCAAGGTGAGTAAGCATTTACTCAAGCAGGGGCAGCGTAGTGAAGGGCCACAAGTAGAGCATGGTAATAATTGTCTGTATCGTACAGGTGAGGGGCTTATGTGTGCTGTTGGTTGCTTGATACCTGATGATAAATACTATTCTTACCTTGAGGGGCTGGATGTTAACCAAGGCATGGTGTTAGACACCTTACGCGGTGTTATTGGTACACGATGGTCTAGTAGTTGGCGTAAGATTGATCTGCTTGAGAGGTTGCAGTTCATACACGATCAAGTTCCAGTAGAGAACTGGTCTATCAAGTTGGAAGGACTAAAGAAAGATTATAAATTCTAGGAGGTGATGTATGAATGAACTAGAGCGATTAGAGAAAGCTGTTGACGATGCTGAAGCTGCTTGTGATGCAGCTAACCAAGCACTAGCTAGTTACAGAAATGATATGGTTTTTATTATTTCCTATGAAAAAACTGAGGGAGAAGGACTATGAGAAAGAAGAATCCGTTTGGTAAGAGTAACTTCGATGCACCCCATGCAATCTATGAGGGTGATGGGCCTTGGGGTCACCAGATTATCCATGTGATCAAGACCTATCAACATCCTGACAATGAGCGTAAGAACCCTTATGCTAAGTGGTTGATTGGTGCTAAGACTGACATGACATATGGATCATTTGATTATGGTGACACGTATGTTAAGGAGGCGTTAGTAGGTAACATGAAGTTGGTTAGTGCTGTCGATGGATGGACTGACTACTACTCTGCTCATGAGTTACCTAGTCAGATAGATGATGATGTGTTGTTGCGTGAGTTGTTTGGTAATGGATAATAATTATTAAATGTTCTAACAACTTGTTAACTCAAGAGTTCTATTCTAACATACTTCTGGACATAAGTAAAGGCTTATGTTACAATAAGTTTCCAGTGGAAACAATTAGGTATTGTTATGAGGTGTGTTAGTTGTGACTGTGAGTTGACAGATTATGAATCAACAAGACGTTATGAATCAGGTGACTTCCTTGACCTATGCAATGGTTGCTGTAAAGATATGGACGAGGAAATACCTACAATAAATCGTATGGACTTGTTAACAATTGGAGATGAGTGATGAAAGATTCAAAAGATAAAACATATTATGAGTTGGTAAGTGATCGTAACCATGCTAGAACTATATGGCATAACATGGCAACAGCTATAGGCACAGACCATGAGGCTATGGCTAATGCTATTGATTACTTATGCCAATGCCAGCAGAGATTAGAGAAGAGGGAGAAGAATGAAAACATTAAAGGAAAAGATTGAGTTGTCACGAAAGATTGAGAGGCTGATCAATGAGTGGAACAATTACTCTGATGCTGCTGATCGAGGTGGTAGATTCACAGAGTATAATCTAAGCAAGGCAGCTTCTATCTTAGTAGAGATAGACAAGCTAAAGGGAGAGAAGACATGAGTATAATATTTGTACCTAAGATTGCCAGCAGTTTCGAGGGCAGTAGGAAGACAGTTAAAAAGGTTCTCGTTAATACACAGCCTAGAAAACCTAGACGATCTTGGTTGGCTATCGAACTGAACAAGCCTAAAGGTAAGAGGTCAAGGGAGTGGTCACCTCAAGAACTTAACATCTTAGTAGACTTGAGAGCATTAAACACATCAATCTATGATTGCTGTAGGTTGTTGAAGAGGGGAGAATGTGCTACTTCTGCTGCTATTGTACATTACAAATTGTATGATGCTATAAAATCTAAGAAGCTACTGCTAGTGTCTGAGGTAATGTCCTGTGAGTAGGGTCATAAGCTGGTTCAGTTGTGGTGCAGCCAGTGCATATGCTACTTACCTAGCCCATGAAAAGTATGGTGATAAGTTGGAAGCTGTTTACTGTCGTGTTAAGGAAGAATCTAAAGATAACCTACGCTTTCTTACTGAGTTTATAGAGAAGACAGGCATACACGTTAAGGTAATTGGTGATGAGTCAATGGACTACTCTATCTTCAAGGTCTTTCATTCCCGTAAGTTTATTAAAGGGCCAACAGGTGCGCCATGTACTATGATATTAAAGAAAGAAGTTCGTAGGAAGTATCAACGACATGATGATATACAAATCTTTGGATATACTATTGATGAGATGAGTAGAGTTGATAGGTTTATTGATTCAAATAACGAGGTAATCACTGATTTCATACTGGTGGAAGATCAGATTACTAAGCCTGACTGCATGAGGTGGTTCAATAGCATGGGCTTCAAGTTACCTGAGATGTACAGGCTAGGTTATCTCAACAACAATTGTATCGGATGTGTAAAGGGAGGAATGGGGTATTGGAACGCAATACGAGTTGACTTCAAGGATGCCTTTGACAAGATGGCTAGAACTGAGAGGTTAATAGGTCATGCACTAAACAAAGGAAAGGAAGGGCCAGTGTTCTTAGATGAGTTGCACCCTAAGCGGGGGAACTTCAAAAGAGATTCACCTGCAGACTGTGGATTTACATGTGAGTCAAAGGAAATTCTGAATGTTTCTTAGTATGTTTAATGAGGTGGTATGGTTGGCTGCTGGACTTTCAGTATTAGGTTCTGTTATCATGTTCTTCCTATCACCTCTATATGAGTTCTTCAAGTTCACTAAGAATAGTGTGGATGTGGAGACTGAGTTGTATGGAATAATGTGTGATGCATTAGACAAGTCTGAGAAAACAGGCAGACCTGTTAGTATTATACTTAGCCACAGTAAAAACTTGGAGGATGAAGATGAAGATTGAAGTGGATATAGATGATGCTATTGCAATTACTGTCGATAGCTTGAAGCAGTACTACCTAGATAATCGTCATGATGAGAGTGCTAATGTTAGTGCTGCTGATTGGGATTTATTAATGTCATTAGACCTAGTGCTTAGTCACTTTATGACTGAACATGAATACGAGGATTTTAATAATGGGCTTCGTCAAAACACACTTGCCTTGCGGTGACTGCGGAAGCAGTGATGCATTGTCAATTGATGATAAGGGGTGGAGCACTTGCTTCGCCTGTGAAACTAGAACTAGAGGTAAGGAGGTAGATAATATGGATGTACCTAGCAAGAATGTTTCCAGTGGAAACTTTGAACGTACAAAGGAAGACCTAAAGAACAAGCCATATAAGAGTGTAGTTACTCGTGGCATATCAAGCGATAGCTGTAAGACATACAAGGCCCAGTTATCTGGTGATCGTATGGTCTTTGGTTACCATGATAAGGATGGATTCTTAGTCGGAGCTAAGACTAGGACTGAGAACAAGGAGTTCTTTACATCAGGTGCTTGGTCAGACACAGTATTGTTTGGACAGAACTTGTTCCCTAAAGGGGGTAAGTATATTACTATCACTGAGGGTGAGTATGATGCTCTCGCTGCATATCAAATGCTTGGTAGTAAGTTCCCTGTTGTGTCTATTAAGAATGGTAGCTCAGGTGCGCTGAAGGATTGTCGAAACTCATACGAGTACCTTGATAGCTTTGACACCATAGTGGTGTGCTTTGATTCAGATGATGTAGGGGTTAAGGCAGCTAACCAAGTGGCTGAGTTGTTTGGTGGTAAGACTAAGATCTATAAGCATACTAAGGATGAGAAAGATGCTAATGATTACCTTAACTTTGGAAGGACTAAAGAGTTTATAGATAGGTGGTGGTCTTCAGAACGCTTTGTACCAGATGGAATTATTGCAGGGGCTAGTCTATGGGATGAAGTTAACAAACCTATTGCACCAGCAGACTGCCTATACCCTTTCGCTGGACTCAACAAACTTACCTATGGTATACGACAAGGGGAGTTAGTCACAGTTACTGCTGGCTCTGGTCTAGGTAAGAGTCAGTTCATGAGAGAGATCATATGGCAGATCATCAGCAAGACAGAAGATAACATTGGAATACTATTCCTAGAAGAGAGTATAAAGAAGAGTGCTCTATCTTTAATGTCACTTGCTGCTAACAAACCATTGCACCTACCTGACACAGTAGCTACTGACGAGGAGAGGAAGGATGCTTTCGATGCCACACTAGGCACTGATCGTCTATTCTTATTCGACCACTTCGGTTCCACTGGTGTTGATAACATTGTAGCTCGTGTACGTTACATGGCTAAGGGGTTAGGGTGTAAGTATATTGTGTTAGACCATGTATCTATTGTGGTGTCAGCACAAGCTAATGGTGATGAACGTAAGGCACTAGATGAGATCATGACTAGGCTACGTATGCTAGTACAGGAGACAGGTATAGCCCTGTTTGTGGTGTCACATCTCAAGCGACCAGATGGTAAAGGTCACGAGGAAGGTGCAGCCTCAAGCCTATCACAGCTACGTGGCTCTGCTTCTATAGCACAGCTTAGTGATATGGTACTAGGTCTTGAACGTAATGGTCAGGCTGAGGATGAGGAGACACGTAACACCACTCATGTACGTGTATTAAAGAACCGCTTCTGTGGCATCACTGGTAAGGCTAATGAGTTGCTGTATAGCCACAACACTGGTAGAATGTTAGAGAAGGAAGAGGAGAAAGAGTTATGAGTAAGATAGGAACATACGCACTAGAGGTAATGGAAGATGAAGCTAACACTAGATATAGAAACGACATGGAAGCAGGATCATATCTGGTGTTGCGGAATCCAGCACGAGGGAGAGTCAAGGCAAAGACTCCTAATAAATTCGATGCAGTTAGAGCAGCACCTAACGAGCACGAGGCACGTAGTAGGACATAACATCACAGGTTTTGATGCGCCTAAGTTGGAGAGTATATGGCAAGTCAAGATACCTAATCATAAGCTGAGGGACACAGTGTTGCTGTCCCGTCTATGGAACCCACGATTAGATGGTGGTCATTCCTTAGCAGCATGGGGTGACAGGTTAGGTTATCCTAAGATTAAGTTTGATGATTATGATGGTGGTCTTACGGATGAGATGAAGG